GTTCTACTTTCATTGGTATCAATGTCATCTCTCTTAGTTTATATTCAGGTATAAATGTTTCTCGTAAAAAATTAGCTTCCTCGTAACTTACGTTGATATCTAAATGCACACGAACATGACTGTCAATTAATAGCAAGCCTTCTGGGTTTTCTAAGATATCGCTAAGTTTATGCACACGAAAAATAGGTTGACGAGGCCAACTATGAAAGACAGGCTCTTGTCCCCATTCTAGCATCATCATACCACGTGCGTCATCACCTGCATCAGCATAGTTATGCGGGAATGCATTTCCAATATACCAAACATTAGCTTTGCTTTGGCGTTTATGAAAATGCCCAGTAAAGACTTTATCAAAGCCCTTCATGTGATCTGTGTTAATCTCGCCGTGATCGGGCATCTCTATCATTGCATTCATAAAGAATCTAGGTAATTCAAAATGACCAAACAAATATTTACCACTTAGTTTTTGAACTTTTTTGTAATCGTCTTGAACCAACCAAGGGCTGATGCAAACATCCCCTTCACTGAAGAAATCATTGACAATTTGTACATTTGGTAAATGTTTAGCCCACTCAACGCTATGAATGTCCCTGCGGTCACGATAATAAAGATCATGATTGCCTGGTATAAAATATACTCTATCAAAGTTAGCATTTAATTTCTCCAATGCTTGCAAACCAAATTGCAATGTATGTATGTTAATACTTGCCCGATGATGATTCCAGTCACCTAAGAAAAAACAAGTTTCACAATTTTCTACTTTGGCTTTGGAAATAAACCAATCAATGAAATTACTACAGTCTTGATTATGTTGTAGGCTATTTGACTTCAATCCAAAATGAATATCAGTTAGGCAAGCGGCTTTTTTAAAAAGGTTAGTCATTTAGTTAGTATATAATAAATGTCATTGACATAGCAATGACATTGGTAAAATTATTCTTCGTAAACAACCGAACTCATTCCAGCACCCAGACCCTGACGAGTCCAGCTTGGATTAAGTCCATTTATTTCTAAGATGTCATCACGGATATTTTGATTTCGCTTTTCAGTATTTAAAACACGACAGAAACTATTTGTAATTGCTGCGGTATAGTATGCGAATGGATTAGCACTTTTAGCTTCATTGAATCGTAAACCAACATAAGTTAATTGTAGAATAGCACTATTACGCATTTCGTCGTTATATGTATATCCACGCCAATTATATTTCATAGCATATTTTTCACACATCATAATATACATACGGGCAAGTTTATTTGTTACTTGTCCATGATCCTTGCTAAACTCTCCTGTTTCCAAATCACCTTTCCAATGACTTTTTCCCACGCAATAGAAAGTGTTATTGTTATCTATTTTATAATGTTGGAATGGAGGGAAGTTTACCTTAACATGAACCATGTCATCTACTTCTGCTTTAGTGGTAACATCTTCCAAGTCAGCAAAGATTTCATCTGGGTCAGCTTCTTCAAATTCAAATATATCTTTTGCGGTTTTCTTTTTAACTGTTTTACGGGGAACTTTTGGAGCAACTGGTACATGATCCCAATTCATTACACGAAATACTAAATCTGTTACTAGGATAGATTCTGGGTCAACTGAATCTTTTACCCCTGCTTCTAAGCTAAGCCTAGTTGCCCTAGTTTCTTTTGCTTGTTGAATAGTTTCGGGTTTAAATGCATATTCTAAACTGTCTTGTATCGTAGATTGGGGCATATCTACAATAAAATCATATCTATGATATTCGGGTTTAGCAAAATGACAATAAGCTGTTTTGCTTTCATGTATTTCTTTTAGTATATCTTTGTTATTGAGATAATTAACGGGTTTTCGTGGCGCAGGTAATAATGACATGGGTCTCCTTGTGTTATAGTTATGCTACAGTGATTATAGCATAACAGTTGCAGAAAAGCAACAATTTTTTGTAGAAAAGGTAAAAATAGAGCATTATATTTATGCTAAATAGTACAAGAAGGATAATATTATTATATGGCAACTAATGATTCATTAGCTAAGAACGGTGAACAGCAAAACATAGTCGGGGAAAAGATTAGAGCACAGAGTGCCATTATTAGAAGCGCAACTTCAACCGAGGCACAAAAAGAAGCTGCGTTTATAGAGCGAGATAAACTACGGCTTCAAAATAAAGCACTTGGTGCCGAAGAAGCAGCCCTAACTAAGCAGGACCCAGCGACTAGTCTATACGAAGGGGTAGATGAAACAGGACAGCAGCGATATTACAATCCGGCTACTGGAAAGTCATACTTCTCTGAAATCCCACCTACTACCGAACAACAAGCAAATGTAAGGGATCCGGCGAGAGGATTTATTAACCAAACTACAGAGAACATTGTTTCCCCACCTGCAGTGGCTACTTCCCAAGTGCCAGTAAGGCTTGACCCACCTGATCCAGTAACCGATCCAAATCTAGCACAAAATGCCGCAGCAACTGATGAAACTATACAAGACAAGAAAGTACCCACTGGCTCTAATCCTGCAAATGGAATACTTGAACCACCTGATGAAATTATTCAGGCTAAGACAGTTCCTACAGACGCTAATCCTACATATGGAATACTTGAACCACAAGATGAAACTATACAACCCAAGAAAGTACCTGCTGATCCTGTTCTAGTGCAAAATTCTGATCCAGAAGGTTACGCAAATATACAAGAACAAAATGCTGCTGCTAATGAGGAAGCAATACGCAATGCAGGAGAAGGAGGTACTGGGTTTGGGTTAACTACTGCAAAATTAAACACTCAATCACAGGCTACACAACAAGATGCAGTAAACTTTCAAGCAAAAGAAGATTGGCGAGTAAGATTAAGTTTAAGTCCCGGTGCAACATATTTGTATAAAGCTAGCCCACCTGGAATATTAGCACCACTACAAGCTACAGACGGTGTCATATTTCCGTATACACCAGCAATATCAGTTCAATATAATGCTACTTATGATCCTACTGAATTAACACATAGCAATTACAAGTTCTTTACATATAGAGGTAGTGCAGTAGATAGCGTTACTATTGGTTGTGATTTTACTGCACAGGATACATTTGAAGCACAATATGTATTAGCAGTAATACATTTCTTCAGGTCAATAACCAAAATGTTTTATGGACAAGATCAAAATCCAACCAACGGTACACCTCCGCCGTTGTGTTATTTAAGTGGTTTGGGTGCTTTTCAATTTGATGCTCATCCATTGGCAATTACAGCTTTTAACTACACTTTACCTACTGACGTTGATTACATACAAGCTGGAAGTAATTTTACCCCTGCTGGAGTTAATACAGCAGGTAGTCAACCAAAACAAGATCCGTTTCCAGATGCAATATCTCGTAGATTGGCTAGTAATGCTAATAATGCTCTTAATCCGGGTGCAACAGTATCATCACCTAATTGGCAAACTACTAATACTGGAACAAAGGATGCTACTTATGTTCCTACTAAAATAAGTCTTAGTATTACTGCAAATCCAATAGTAACTAGAAATGACATTAGTAATAAGTTTAGTTTGAGAGAATATGCAACAGGTGCATTGTTAAGAGGAACAAAACGAGCAGGTGGAGGAATTTGGTAATGGCAGCGAATAATTTATACCCGGCAACAAGTCCATATTATTTTTCTGAAATAGTTAATAATAACTTTTTAGATGTTATGGTGAATAGGCCTATACCTATGCAACCTTCAGATATATATTGGGAAATAACTGCTGTATACGAATATAGGCCTGATACATTAGCGTATGATTTGTATAGTGATAGTAGATTATGGTGGGTATTTGCAAGCAGAAACCCAAACAGATTAAAAGACCCGTATTTTGATTTTACTACTGGTACAGGAATATATTTACCTAAGATGGATATGATAAAACAAGTTTTAGGAATTTAAGATGGCTGATAATTTAGCGTTTGATGATCGGGATATGCCTGCACAAGCAGGTGGGGTGAATAATACATTAAATACATATCCTGCAGCAGGGGGAGGAGCACCGGTTGAGGCAACGCCTACTACCCCGGCAGGTAAAGCAGGTACTCCGGCAGCAAAAATTAATAAAAATGCACCGGGTAAACGAATTCAAAATCCATTAGGTAATTTTTCAAGTTACACATATCAAATATCTTTGTATATGATAACACCCGATGCGTATGATGCTTTTATTCAAACGGGCAGAAAAGATATCAATGCAATTAATAATATAGTACCAGGAGCAAACACACCTGAAGCAGTAGCAGCAGAAGACGCAAGTAACAGGGGAAACACTACTTCTCCGCCGGCGCCGTCTAGTGCAAACGCATCTAGCACTCAATATACTAATGGTGTATATTTGATTGCTCAAAGCGGTGGCATTAACAATAAAACACAACAACGTGCTCCTGGGTTTGATTTAGATTACTACATTGATGATTTATCAATAACACAGGCTATAAATGGTAAGGATACGCTTAGTGCAACTAATGTTACTGATATTAGATTTACAATAACAGAACCATATGGGTTTTCATTCATTACAAAATTGCGTAATGCTGCTACTGAGTTAGCAAAAGTTTCTAGGTCTAAGAATTTTAAAGATATAAAAAATCCATCACGGCAATTCTTTATGCTAGGCATTAGATTCTTGGGATATGATAAAGATGGATATTTAATTGACCCTACAAAAATTCCAAGTTCAGATGGAGATCCGCAAGGTAATGCATTTGGACTATATGAAAGATTCTATGATATATTCATTACTGGAATGAAGTTTAGAATAGATGGAAAAGCAGTAATATATAATATCACCGCAACTAATGTTGCCACTGGTGCGGCGTTTGGAACTAAGCGTGGGTTCGTAGATACAGGTGCATCTATATCAGGAGCAACTGTATATGATGCATTGATGGGAGGATCAGCAGCCGGACCTAAACCCGGCGAGTCAGCATCTACTACCCCACCTCAAAGCGGCACGATTGGATTGCTTGCTAAGTTAAACAAAGATCAACAAACTCTACTTAAAAATAAATCAATTGAAATTGCCAATGAATGGGATGTGGTCTTTTTAGGGGTTGCTGATTTATTGATAAAAAAAGCAAGCATTGTAGATAAAGCTGTGTTAGACAAAAGAGTGTGGGCTATGACTAACAACGTTAATAAGAGTGCAGACTCTAATGTTGCAACAGGAGAAAATAGTAAACCTAATAATGATGTCAGACAGATCACCTTTACTAAAGGTGGTTCTATATTACAATGTGTTAATCAAATTATTTTGCAAAGTGATTATTTGTTGAACGCACTAAAAACAGCGTATCTTTCAACTGAGGAGTCCACTGAGCAAGGAAAATATCCAGAACAAAAAAATCCACAAGAAGTAAAAATACAGTGGTATACAATGCATGCCGAAGTAAAGAACTTGGGTTGGGACAACCTACAACAAGATTTTGCGTACAAAACAACTTTTACAATCCAGCCTTACGAAACGCCCGTGGTTGTTGCACCGTATGTAAAACTCGGGGCAAAATATTATGGCCCGCATAAACGGTATGAATATTGGTTTACTGGAAAAAATAGTGAGATATTATCCTATGAACAGCAAATGGATAACACCTTTTTTAATGTAGCAGTATCCGCAAAAGATAATACCTCAGGTGTCAATACTGGTACATCAACTAGAGCAAACAAAGAAAGTGGACAACCTGATCAAGGGTCCTTGGGTATGGGATTGCAAGCACAAAATGCATACATGACGAGTTTGTATGATCCTGGCACATATGCAACTGCAAAGATAAAAGTGTTAGGAGATCCTGATTTCTTAATGCAACCCGCACCTAGTAGTATAAACTCATTCTATGATCAATTTTACGGCACTGATGGATATACGATAAATCCAAACGGTGGACAAGTTTTCATTGAAATTAATTTTAAAGAACCAAGAGATTATCAAAATAGCACAGGATTATTAAGTATTAATCAATCAATATATTTTTGGGAATATCCTGCAGCTATACAAAAACAACTAGATGCTAGGGGCGGCGGCGTTAGTTATATGGTTAGAACTGTAGTTAGTACCTTTAGTAAAGGTAAGTTTGAACAAGAGCTAACTTGTAACATAAACACATTTGGAAATGAAACAGCAGATGCTGCATCAGCTACAGCCGCAGGGAGAGACCAAACTGCTGCTATCTCAGCTAGAACAGGTGTAGCTTTAACTCCGGAAGCCGCTGCCACCGCAAGGGCTACATTTGCTGATAACGATCCTAGACTAGTAAATGGTCCGGCAACAAGTGCTAATGGCTCTGCTAGTGTACCGTCAAGCACTACCACTATCAATCCAATGAATACTAGTAACAGTGTTGTCCAAGCAGCAGCTAGACTAATAGAAAATCAAACACTAATTCAAAACGGAGTGCAGGACGATGACGCTGGACAGATCGGTCCAAGATGAAGATGCTGACAAAAATTCAAGTATTAATATATGGCACAAGACTATTTTAAACCAAGAGGACAACTTCCAGAAAGTAAACCAGACGCTGGTGGCGGGGTAATACGCAATACTCCCACCCTTGCTGTTGTTAAAAACAATATTGATGCTACCCGAGGCGGTAGAATCCAAGTATATCTATCAGATTTTGGTGCACCTGACTCGGAAGATAGTACAAGTTGGGTAACTGTAAGTTACATGAGTCCCTTTTTTGGATCAACACCTGCATCTGGAAGTAACAAATCAACTGATTATGGCACATATACTCAAAATCCAAGTTCATACGGTATGTGGTATAGTCCCCCTGATATAGGAAGCACAGTTATTTGTATCTTTATCAACGGAGATCCAAGTTATGGATATTATATCGGTAGTGTTCTACAACCTGAATTACTACAGATGATTCCTGCAATAGGTGCTTCCCCTGATATCATAGCAAATGATCCTGAATCTGCGGCGTTAGGTGGGGCAACACTTTTGCCAGTAACTAATTTAAATACAAACAATCCTATCATAACAAATGGTACACAGTTTTTAACTGCACCTAAACCAGTTCATAGTTATAGTTCTTCTATATATTTTCAACAAGGTTTGATCAGAGATTCAATTAGAGGACCAATATCAAGTAGCGCATTACGTGAAAGTCCGTCTCGTGTTGGTTGGGGAGTTAGCACACCAGGTAGACCAATTTATCAAGGTGGGTTTACCGACAACAATGTATTAACTAAAGTAGCTTCAGCAACCAATGAGTCATTAAAATTAGTATCACGTAGAGGTGGACATAGTATTGTTATGGATGACGGTGATGTTGTTGGCAAAGATCAACTGATAAGATTAAGAACAGCATTAGGTCATCAAATATTAATGAGTGATGATGGACAAACATTGTTCATTATTCATGCTAACGGACAAAGCTATATTGAATTAGGCAAAGAAGGTACAATTGATATGTACGCTACCAACAGCGTAAATATCAGGACACAAGGAGATTTAAATTTACACGCTGATAACAATATTAACATTAATGCTAAGAATGATTTAAATATAGCAGCTAATAATATTAAAATAAATGCCGAGACTGATATTTCTTATCGTTCAGGCAAAAACTTTAGTGGTTACACATTAGGTACCTATACAGTTAAAGTTAATGGTTCAATGAGTATGGAAGCAAGTGGTGAGGGTTCTTATGCCAGCACAGGAACAATGTATGTTAATGGTAGCAAAATAAATTTAAATACAGGATCAACGTCAGTAACCCCGGCAGAAGTACCCAAAATACCCATAGTAACTCATACTGATACATTGTTTGACAAAATTAAAGGATGGTTAGCGGCTCCTGGATATCTGTTATCTATTGTTAGTCGTGCTCCTGCTCATGCTCCTTGGTCAAGTGCAAATCAAGGGGTTGATGTTAAAGTAAATAATAATAGTAGTAGGGCATTTTAATGCAAAATAATCAAAGTCAAACGTATGCTAATTCAGCAAGACTTCCGCCAACTAATCCAGTCACGGCGGCAACTGCTGCCACGGTGCCAGCTATTGGAACAGTTAGCAAATCATTAAATGCTGGAGTAACTGCTGCAATGATTGGTGGTACAGCAGCACAAGCAGCGGCTGCATATCCTGAGGTAGTAGCGAATGGCACTGGAATTATTATAGATGCTGCAGGAAATGTTAATGCTGGTATAGGCATACTAGCAAAGACACCGCAACAACTTGAGACTGCTGGTATATTAAAACCAGGAGCAGCATCATTAGTTACTGGTTTAGTTCAACGAGGCATGAGTATAGAATCTGCTATGACAAATAATTTGTTTACCGGCGTTTCTGGTGCTGAAAATTTACAAGCATTAATTAATAATACTTCTGCACAAGCAGCAGCACAGATAATTAATTTTCAGCAGGCACAAAGTGCAATGATGATGACCGGTGCTATAGTTGGCAATGAAGCACCGGGAGCTATAGCAGGTATAGTAAATGCTGCTGCGTATGTTGGAGTAAAATCTACAGTAGCATTCTTGCAAAACTCTACAAATATTGGTGATATAATATAATGGCAACACTTCCTTCTATTTCTAATGTAGCAAGTGCAATAAGTTCAGGTAATTTCTCATCTGCGCTAGCAACCGCAACCGGTGGCGCAAGTTCTATTGTTACTTCTCTTAATGGTATGTCAGCTTCAATACCAAGCATACCAAGTCTACCTAGTATTCCGGGTCTACCTAATATTTCAGGACTACCAAGTGTGCCGGGGTTGCCTACTATTGATACATTACGTAATATCAAACCACCTGAAATTACTGGGTTATCAGGCTTAGTAGATGCTACAAAAGGAATAGCAAGTTCTGCATTTACGGCAATATCAAACTCATTTAAACCACTGCAAGCCGGAGTTCCACAAAACTTAACAATTATCAATTTAAAAAATAAATTAGAACAGGTGGCAGCAGACACTAAAGCCGCATCTACTCCATTAACAACTTCATTTACAAATGGATTGAATAGCGCAGGAGTTGATTTAGCAACAGGTAAAATACCTGCAGTAGAAGCAGCAGTTGCATCTGGTGGAGTAAAATCAGGATTGAGTGCATTATCGGGGGCGATGAGTAATGTGCCTGGTATGTCAGGCATAGTTAGCCCGTCTGCACTTGCTAGTGGTGTGAGCAACTTACCGGGAGGGCAATCAGCACTGTCGTCTATAGTAAACCCTAGTTCGTTAACTACTAGTGGAATTTCTGATACACTAAGTGGACTTAAAACAATAACTAAAAATGCATCTAGTGCAGCACTAAATCAAATTAGTACCGCAACTTCAGGATCAAGTTCAGTTTCAGGTTTATTATCCGGCGGTGCACTAACAGGTGCCGGCTCCTCACTGAGCGGAGCATTAAGTAATCCTAGCAGTCTATTGAATGGTGTTACTGGGAACATACCTAACATTCCTGGATTACCTAATGTTTCAGGGTTGCCTTCAATTAGTACTTTAACACAAGGACTACAATCTGGAAAACAACCATTATCGTCGTTAGTTTCAACTGGGCTATCACCTGCAGCCGCAGCATCATTAACAGCAAGTATGAATTCACTAAGCACTGCTAGTCCCTTTCCTATAAAAATGCCAACAGTAGCTGAAAATACAATTAATAGAAGTGAAATATCTTCTCAAATCAGTAACTTGTTGGGTGACAAGAAAGTTCCTGCTCCAAACTTTTCGGGACTTGCTGCGACTCCTATACGAGACTTAACTCAAGCCGAAATTGCTGCGTATGATGTAAATAAAAAAGAAATTGAAACATTGTCCGATGCTCGGTTTGCTTTAGTTAAAGCCGAAGCAGATGCAAGATATACACTTAGTAAAGCTAAACAAGATTTACCACAAGGTGATCCTTCTATACCTGCGTTAGAACGAGCAGTTGAAACAGCTAACAATAAAATAAACGACTTAGATAAAAGAGTAACAACCTTACAAAATACTCAGTATACACTAACTACCGGTAAACCATCGCCAAACTCAACTATTACGTCAGCATAAATACATCATGCCCTCATACATTGGATTCAGCACTATAAATGCTTACACACCGCGTTCTACGAACCTTCAAACAGGCCCTGCAGCAGGTACAGGTTCTACCGTGGCGCCCTATAATATAGGTAATAAATTTGGATTAGTTGATGCACCATTGGTTATACAAGATTTAATCAATGCATTAAACATTCGTCAAGGGGAGAAGGTGGGAAATCCTAGCTATGGAACTACCCTTTGGAGTTTTGTATTTGAACCAAACACAGCAGATGTGCAATTTCAATTAGAAAACGAAATACGCAGAGTAGCAAGTCAAGACCCCAGACTTGTATTAAACACAGTTCGTGCATATCCTCAAGAAAACGGCATATTGCTAGAAGTTGAAATGGCTGTATCTCCGTTCAATCAAGCTAATTTATTAAGCGTATTCTTTAATAGTGCTACTAATATAGCAGTTTTACAATAAAGCTAAAAAACCTAGTTTATTAGGTATGATAAATACTTAAAAGAGAATAACTATGGCAACCTCATCAAGACAATCAGCATTATTCGGGGTCAATGACTGGAAAGCCATTTACCAAACCTTCAACCAAGCCGACTTTCGTAGCTACGACTATGAAACATTACGTAAAAGTTTTATAGATTACTTACGTGCATATTATCCTGAAACATTCAATGATTATATTGAAAGTTCAGAATTTATCGCCCTGCTTGATGTTATGGCGTTCATGGGACAAGGTCTTGCTTTCCGTAATGACTTAAATGCTCGTGAAAATTTCATTGATACGGCTGAACGCAGAGATAGTGTTATCAAGTTAGCAAACTTAGTTAGTTATACTCCTAAAAGAAATTTAGAAGCACAAGGTTATTTGAAAGTAACAAGTGTTCGTACTACTCAAAATATCATAGATTTAAATGGGTTTAATCTAGGAAATGTTCCTGTATTGTGGAATGATCCTGCTAACCCAAATTGGTTAGAACAATATAATACTATCATTAATGCGGCATTAATCAATACTCAACGTGTTGGTTTGCCAGCTAATACAGCACAAATTCTTGGGGTAAAAACGGACGAATATACATTGCAGATTCCCGCAGGGACATTACCAGTAGTACCATTTAGTAATTTAGTTAACGGTTTAAATATGAATTTTGAATTGTGCAGTGTGAGTACAGTTGGAACAGATTATGTTTATGAAATTCCTCCTGCACCAACTAATACATTCAATATGCTATATCGCAATGATAAATTGGGATATGGTAGTCCAAACACAGGGTTCTTCTTTTACTTTAAGCAAGGTTCATTAACAAATTTTGACTTTACACTACAAAATCAAATCTCAAATCAAGTAATTGATATTGGAGATATTCAAGGTATTAATAATACAGATACTTGGTTGTATCAGGTTAGTCAAGTTAATGGAACATTTGGATTATGGAAAAAAGTAGATAATATCTACGCTGATGCATACTTGCAAACTGAAAGTTCCGTTAAACAAATTTACTCAGTTAATAGTAGATTCAACGATCAAGTTAGTTATATATTTGGTGACGGGGTTTTCAGTCAAATACCAGTTGGTACGTTCAGAGCATATGTACGTGCAGGTAATGCATTAACTTATACTATTCAACCTACTGATATGCAAGGTCTATCAGTATCAATTAATTATGTGAGTAGAGTTGGTAGAGTTGAAACATTAACTGTAGGATTGTCATTGCAAGTACCAGTGTCAAACGCACAAGTTCGTGAATCATTGGCAAACATTAAACAACGTGCGCCAAGTCGTTACTATACACAAAATCGCATGGTCAACGGTGAAGACTATAACAATTTTCCATATACATTGTATAGCTCAATCATTAAATCAAAAGCTATCAATCGCAGCAGTGTTGGGGTGAGTAAGAATCTAGACTTACTTGATCCAACTGGAAAATACTCTAGTACAAACAGTTATGCAAATGACGGAGGTGTTTGGTTAGACAACAATAATGGCTATGCAACACTAACTATAAACAGCACCGGCGATATTATTACGTTCTTGACTGGAACATTAGCTGCGATTTTGTCTGATAACAGATCGTCACAATACTATATTCAAAATTATACTAGATATAGTATTGATAGTGCATCAGGTGACGGGACATTGTACTGGTACACTAGTACTGTAGATGCTAACAGTTTAACAGGGTATTTTTACAACATCACTAACGGAGGGGAAAATCCTGTCCCAGTAGGAACATATTCTACATACAACGCAAAGTATATTACTCCGGGTGCATTGCTTAAATTTATAGCACCGTCGGGTTATTATTTTGATAGCAATAATAGATTGGTAAGTGGAGTAGCAGGTCCATCAAACACCACATATATTTGGATTACTGTGTTAAATGTAATTGGTGACGGATTCAATAACGGTATAGGTCAATTTGCAAATGGTTCAGGTCCTATAACATTGAATGGCTATGTTCCCGCCGGAGCAATATTAACAACGGTTATACCTGCATTTAGTAATACATTACCTAATAGTGTCATACAAGAATGTATTGTTAGATTAGATTTACAACAAAACTTTTCATTAGTTTTTAACAATTCACTGACGGTTAATCAAAATCGTTGGAGTATTGACATTTACAATTCATCTAACTATTTTGTTAACTTTGAAAGTGTTGGTTATAATAGATACACGGTAACTTATCGTTCACTAGCGTATTATTTTGGTAGTGTCGCTGATACTAGATTTACGTATGATGCAGGTAAATTAGTATACGATCCCTTCTCTGGAATTATACTTCAAGACTTTGTTAAAGTATTGGTTACTAATACACAACCAAATAGTAATTACGCACTAAGTAATCCTATATCTACTAGTATCATTGGACAGACCGTTGAAAGTGACGGTTACATAAATGATTTTGAAGTTGAAGTTGCTAGTATTGATGTTAATAATAGAAGTATTATAGAGAATCCTGATTTCTTTAATGAAATCACTGGATATGTTACTGGTAGTACAAATATCGGTATATATGCATTCTTTGAAACAATTCAAGATGCTATAAATTTAAGTCGGCAAGATTTGATAGCTTCCTCTATGGTATCGTATCAATATTCAACTACTACACAAATTGAAACTGTAAAATATGAATACCCTGTCGGTCAATTATTCTATGCATATTCTGAAAATGTTTTCTATATAACTGTGCAAGACCCAACGATTACAACACCATATTTTGTACTAGTTGTTCAACCGCAATATAGTATGAAGCCCGGGCGTCAAGGATTGCAATTCCAATATCGTCATAATAGTAATAATACTACACGTATTGATCCTGCTACAACAAACATTATTGATTTATATGTAGTTACCCAGTCATACTATACTCAATATCAAAATTGGATTCAAGACACCACAAATACTGTGCCTATGCCATTGAGACCTACTATTAGTCAATTAAGCAATGAATATAGTCAGATACAAGATTATAAAATGTTAACAGACAGCGCAATATTAAACAGCGTAGTGTTCAAGCCATTATTTGGTCCTAAAGCAGCATCTGCGTTAAGAGCAACTATAAAAGTTATTAAAAATTCTAACACTAATGCTAGCGATAGTGAAATTCGTAGTGCAGTATTAACACAAATGAATACGTATTTTAATATTAACAACTGGAACTTTGGTGACACTTTCTATTTTAGTGAATTAAGTGCTTATATCCACACTAACATAGGTGACTTGGTAAGTTCTTGTGTATTGGTACCCAACGACCCCTCACTACATTTTGGAGATTTATATGAAATTAAATGTTTACCATACGAAATCTTTGCTAACGCAGCTACATCAAATGATGTAATTGTGATAGCAGCACTTACACCCGCCGAATTACAGATAGCATAAGTATAGTATAGAGATTAATAAATATGGCATCAAGAATTAGAACATTAGATTTTCTTCCAGAAATATTTAAAACCACAACCAACGCACAATTTTTAGCAGCAACGCTAGATCAACTGGTCGCACAGCCCAATATTAAAAGGATTCAAGGGTATATTGGTAGTAAATTTGGATATGGTGTTAATGCTACCGATCGGTATGTAACTGAACCCACCAAGACAAGAACTGATTATCAATTGGATCCGGGTGTTATTTTCTTAAAAGAAAATAATTCTACTGCAAAAGATTTTATTAGTTATCCTGGAATTATAGATGCATTGAGTTTAGAAGGTGGATTAACTGCTGATAACAATAGACTATTCAATAGTCAGTTTTATTCATGGGATTCATTTACTAATTTAGATACAATCATTAACTTTAACCAATACTATTGGTTACCGGAAGGACCCGAGCGTGTAGTAGTTGCTTCTAATATAGTATACAATGCAGAAAACTTTATTGTTCAACCTGAAGCAAACTATTATTTAATTTCTTCAGAATCTCTTGCTACCCCCAGTGCTAACCCAACATTAACTCTATTAAGAGGTGGACAGTATACCTTCACAGTGGATCAACTTACTGAGTTTTGGATTCAAGGAGTACCCGGTGTTACTGGATTAAGTCCAACCGAACGCAATGTACAAACTCGTGATGTATACGGGGTTACAAATAACGGGGCAACTAATGGAGTTGTTACATTTTCTGTCCCTCAGAAAAATGCATTAGATGACTTTATTTTTCCAGGCGATAATACAGTGGGTGTTGTTTCAACATTACCATTTGATCAAGTAAACGGAGCATTAGTAAATGAAATAGGAGGTATTGACGGAGTAACCGCATTAGCCGGATTAACTGTAATGTTTTACAATACCGGCGTACCGAGTGAAAGTGGATTTCTTGATAAATTCTTTGACCAAACATTATATGATGAAAATGGCGGAGTAAACTACAATGAAAGTATTGATTACCCCGGATCGGTAATCTTCAACAATAATTACGAAGGTGGATACTATACAGATGTATCTGCTACTTTCTACACCATTAGTTTATTAGGAGATATTGATAATCCTCAGATTCAATTGACTGCTACAGCAGCAATCCCTACCAATCAAAAAATAACTGCAACATATGGTTTAGAGTGGGCAAACAGAAATTTTTATAGAAGTTCAATTGGTGTAATAACATTACAGCCATACAACAGTGCTATACTAGATAAATTGTATTATCAAGATGGTACTATCCCCGGTCGGGTTGGTGTTATCAATTTGATTGAGAACAACATTACAAATCAAATTAATGTAGTAACTGATATTTTAGGCAAGGCCAACTATACCTCTAAGAATGGTGTTGTCTTTACTAATGGATTAAAAGTTCTTTTTCAAGGTGATATATATCCTGAAAGTTTCAACAACGTAGAATTTTATGTTGAAGGTGTAGGTACAGCAATTGAATTGATACCTGTAACTACACTTGTTTCCCCTGGTTTATTCGCTGCAGGTTCATATATTCCGTACGATACTACACCGTACGATATGAGTAACTATGATTCAAATTTGTACATTCCGATCAATCCTGATTATATAACTATTGCTAGAAATTCTATTAATAGAAATGCATGGTCAAGAAGCAATCGTTGGTTTCATATTGATGTTATTAATGCCACAGCAACATATAACAATGCTCCCGAGTTAGTTACTGAATACACTCAATTGGGTAATAAAGCAAAAAGACCTATTATTGAATTCTACCCTAATCTTAAATTGTTCAATAGTGGTGCTGTGGGTAAAAACCCTATTGACTTCATTGATACTAAAACAACCGATGCATTTACTTATGTGGCTGGTCAACCTAATTATTACCCAGATACAGCTGGTTATACAACTAGTAACGCAACTATTGCGCCGGTAACCGGCGCAATAATAAAGACTGCAACTGCAACTATCTCATTAATAAATCAAGTAGTATTAGATAACACAACTGGATTGCATGTCAATGACACAATAACTTTCACCGGCACTGCGTTTGGTGGAATCAGCACAAGTCCTACAAATAATTCTAACTTATATTATGTGCTTGAAATCGTAAATTCTACTAACATTATAATATCAGCTACTAATCAAGGAACTCCAGTAACAGTAACTTCTAGCTCAGGCTCAATGTCAGCATCAGTTTATCCATATAGCACTACTGTTACAGCATTAAGCACTGATGTATTTGGGTTGTTTACTATAGGACAGTATATAACTGATTCTACTGGTTTATTACCGTCAATTACTTTTATAACTAATGTTAGTACAGTGGGTTCCGACACTGTTATTACTGTATCTTGGTATAACCAATCAATTATTGCTGGCACCTCAATTGCATCAGTAGTAACTGCTGACACCCCATTAGATAACTATGCATTATTTGACGGCTCAAGAGTAGTATTTGCAGCCGACACTGACAATAACGTTAGAAATAAAATATACGTTTCACGGTTTTCTACAATCCAGCCGGGTAGTATTCCAGTAATTACACTGACTGAAGCTAGTGATGGGTTAGTATTACCAAACGAGCAAACAGCAGTTTACCGAGGATATAATTATCAGGGTAAAGATTTTTTCTTTGACGGTGTTGATTGGATTAATGGTCAACAAAAAACTCAAATAAATCAACCGCCTAAATTTGATATCTATGATAGCAACGGTATAAGTTTAGGAGACTCTGAGGTTTATGTTGGAACCTCATTCTCAGGTTGCACATTGTTTTCATATGGCATAGGATCAGGATCAAATGATCCAGTAATAGGGTTTCCATTAAGATATAGTTCAGTTAGTAATGTAGGTGACATAAGTTTTGATGTTACATTAAATTCTGATACCTTCACATATGTTCGAGGATTAAATGCGTTAACGGAGAACGTAAACACCGGGTATGTTTATAACTACGCAATAACACCCGGCAATGATCCAATAATTGTTAGACAGTTAGGATGGCAAACTGCGGTATCACCTAGTGTGCAATATCAAATTTTTGAATTTGATTACGATGCAGTAACAAATACAACCAACACTTTCACTTGTGATATAGCACCTGTTGTTACTACACCCACATTGTGGCCAATGATTCAAGTTTATATTAACAATATCTATGTGCCAACCACTGAGTGGCAAGTTCTTGATCCTTTATCTACCATCTCAACAACTATTACTATTCCAGTAATTCCTACGACAAATACTGTAGTACAAATTTTAATTTTAAGCGATCAAGTAAGCCAAACTGCATACTTTCAAACTCCTATCAACTTAAATAACAATCCATTAAATGCACCAATTACAACTGCAAACATAGGTGACATTCGTGGACAGTATCAAAGTATTTTCTTTAACAATCCTAATACAACAGGTATTGTTTTTGGCGCAAACAACTATCGTGATTTGGGTAACTTGGTTCCGTGGGGTAATAGAATCATACAGAATAGTGCCTCACTAGTATTGCCTGGCACTTTCTTAAGAAATCAAGATCATAATTTATTCAACTCATTGTTGTATAATAGCAGACAATATATTACGTTTAAGACATTATTGGTGGATACAGTTAATAATTCAGATTATTCTAGAATACTGACACCATCACAAATGTTGGATGCTGCATTAGATCAGATTAATGCCTCAAATGTAGAATCTCAATCGTTTTTCTGGAGTGATATGTTGCCTTCTAAGGCACCATACATCACGAATACATATAGTTTTGCAAATTCGTTAGATATAAGTGTTTATCCATTAAGCCATATCTATACTTTTGCTACTGCGAATTATGATGGTATATTAGTATATTTGACTCGCAATAATGTACAAACACAATTAATTAAGGGTATAGACTATACAGTTAGTATTGATAGTCCGTCATTAACGGTTACGCAAGCACTAGAAGCAAATGATCAAATTACTATAAAAGAATACAATCAAACATATGGAAGTTATGTTCCAAATACACCTACTAAATTAGGATTATATCCTGCAACTATTCCTAGTGTAACACTAGATACAGCTTATAGTCCTGCAACATATTTCATAGTGGGACATGATGGGTCATTTAATAAGCTGTATGGTAGCTATGACGCAACCACAGATACATTAGTTGATTTCAGAGATCAAGTATTACTTGAATATGAAACTCGTGTATACAACAATTTAAAACTAGGTGAAACAGTTCCTGCAGGTTCATATCAAGGTGTAATTATACCTGGCTTCTTTAGAACCACTGATTATTCAACCGATGAATTTTTACAAATTTATAGTGAGTTGTTTTTAAATTGGGTTGGTCAAAACAGAATTAATTATAAAACACAATTCTATAATACGAATAATAAATTTACTTACAACTACAGAGACAGCGGCAATAAAATAAACAATCAACCAATTGAACAGGGATATTTCAGGGGTGCTTATTTGTTCTTTTATGATACAAGTACTCCAAACGAAACTCCTTGGCAGATGTTAGGTTTAGCAAATCAACCAACTTGGTGGACTAGTCGTTATGGTCCTGCACCATATACAAGTGACAACTTGGTGTTGTGGGGAGATTTAGAAACTGGTACCGTTTGGAATGACGGCACCCCGTTTATTAAACCTAACTATGCTCGCCCTGGTTTATCAAAAGTAATACCAGTAAATAGTAATGGTGATTTAGTATCACCGTTTGATTCACTAGTTGGTAATTACGATCAATATCTATTCCAGCGTGATTGGATAGTAGGCGATGTTGGTCCTGCAGAGTTCAGCTATCGTAGAAGCAGCACTTGGCCCTTTGACTTGATGCATATTCTTGCATTAACTAAACCAGCTGATTTCTTTAACTTAGGTGTTGATGTTGATACTTACAAATACAATGTAGAATTTAATCAATATCTAGTCAATGATAGAAGTCATTTAGTAATAAGTGATGTTCCAATATATGGTGCAGGAACGCCTGCGACTAGCTATATCAACTGGATAGTTGACTATGAAAAACAAGTTGGAATAGATGCAACAACTAACATAACTACATTGTTGGATAACTTAGATGTTCGGTTAGTATATCGTGCAGCAGGCTTTAGCGACAAAAACTTGTTGAAATTCTACGTTGAAAAGAGTTCAGCAAATAGTAATAATAGTTCATTATTAATACCTGACGAAAGCTATGGTTTATTATTGTACGAAAATCAACCATTTGATAGAATCATCTATAGTGGTGTCGTAATACAAATAACTGAAAATGGTTATAAAGTTTTTGGTAACTCACAAACTAATGCATATTTCAAAACACTTACACCAAAATTTGGCGGAAATATTCAAACAATTACAGTTGAAAACTTAACAGTAAAAGTTACTGATAGTTTTACTAGAGAGATACAAGTAATTCCGTATGGAACTGAATTTTACAATACACAACAAGTAGCACAGTTTTTAATTAACTATGGTGAATATCTAATAAGTCAAGGTGTAGTATACGACGAAATTGAAAATGGTATTCCAATTCAATGGCAACAAATGGTTTCTGAATTCTTATATTGGGCACAAACTGGATGGGACCTTGGTTCTATTACAACTATCAATCCTTCAGCTAACTTAATAACTATTGACAAAGAAAGCAGAATTGTTCAACCATTAACACTAAGTCAAAAAAACTTTTTGTTGAATCAAGAATTATATCCAATCTCAACAAGTAATTTAAATATTACCCGTGATGGTACTGCATTTGCAGCAAAAACATTAAATGTGGGTGATGCGATTAGCTATGGTCAATTCAATATTAGTAACATTGAAAATGGCATAGTTTTTGACAATGTTACATTGTTTAATGATATAATTTATAATTTAGTTACAGGTCTAAGACAATATCGTATATCTGTTAATGGATCATTAACTGCTGATTGGAATGGCAACGTTGATGCTGCTGGATTTATTTTAAATCAAGATAATGTAGTAGAGTGGAACAACACTATTAAATATACTGCCGGTTCTATTGTAAAATATAAAAATAAATATTGGTCTGCTCTTAGAATAATACAACCAAGCACATTGTTCAATGAACTTGATTGGAAAGAAACATCTTATGATCAAATTCAAAAGGGATTATTACCAAATAGTCAGACACGTTCATATGAAAGCACATTGTATTATGACGTAAATAAAGCTAATTTAGAAAATGATGCTGATTTATTATCATTCTCTTTAATTGGATATCGTCCAAGAGACTATCTCGCATTAGTTGATTTGACTGACGTTACTCAAGTTAATGTTTACAAAAACTTAATTAAAAATAAAGGCACATTGAATGCAGCTAGCGCCTTTAAGGGTACAAATTTACCTCAAGGTGGTATTGATTATACAATATATCAAAATTGGGCTATTAAGTCGGGTGAATTTGGCGGAATACTGAATAACAACTTCATTGAGTTTAGACTTGATCAACCAAAATTAGTTGGTAATCCTTCTATTGTTGGATTAACATCTGGTGTATCTATCAACGGTGTGCAACAAGAAGTACCACTATATAGTGTGTTTAACTATGGAAGACCAATCACAACTGTTAATATACTACCCACTATTTCAAACTTACAACCATCATCATTGTATCCCACTGCTGGATATGTTAATTTAAATGATGTTAAAATGGCTAGCTATTTTTATTCTGGATTATCAACAGCGCAAAATGCTGCCGGAACTACAATTCCTATTAGTCAATTCTATGTGCGTGATTATGTTTGGTTAGCAAACTATCTTTCAACATGGCAAGTTTATACTCCTGCTAGTTTGGGATCAGTTATCAATGCTAAGAACAATTTAAACAATACTGTAACTATCACCTTCAGTCAATCTCATAATTTGAAGAAATATGAATCTTTTGCAATCGTTAATTTTAATGTTGCAATTGATAATTATTATATTGTTGCTGCTGTAGTCGATCCGTTCAACGTCATTATAAATCTTTCATTGAATCCGCAAATAAAAACTATTAACGGTCAGGGTGTTGGCTTTAGATTACAAAGTCAACGTGTAGCAACTGCACCTGAGATAGGTACTTTGCCTTTGTTAGATAACGAGTTTAATAAATTAAAAGTGTGGGTTGATACCAACAATGACGGTAGCTGGGCTGTATATCGCAAAAGTTTAAATTATCAATATGATAAAGAAATTGTAAATTCAGCGAGTGAAACTTTTGGTAGCGCAGTTGCATACACTTCTAGTTTTGGTTACTTAATAGGTGACAGTGGTACTGGAGAAGTATATCGTTATACCTATGATGCAATTAGTGATTCTTACATACCATTCCAAACAATAACACAAACCACATCGTTTGGTGCAAACATATCTTATATTAATAACTTGTTTGTTGTTTCTCAACCTACAGGAACACCTAAGGTTTATGTATACCAATACATTAATACTCAGGCACTCAACACATTACAATTGTATCAAACTATTGATGCTCCTGGTGGAGTCACAACATGGGGAACTTCAACAGCATTGTCAGGTGATCAAAATTGGCTTTATGTTTCTGACATTGATAATAATAGTGTTTATGCTTATCGTAGAGCAGCATACAGTGTTACCAGTGGTAACTTTGTTTCAGGTAATACATACACTATTACTAGTGCGGGTACTACTGATTTTACATTAATTGGCGCATCTAGTAATATTGTAGGAACAATATTCTTAGCAACTGGAGCCGGTACCGGCACAGGAACTGCTACAAACTCTACATATGAATTTGCACACATTATTGACGGGGACGCATTAAGTTTAACAAGCGCAGGTGATAACTTTGGCTATAGTATATCAACTGATTACTATGGTGATACAGTAGTTATTGGCACACCACAACAAGATTATGATGTTAACACTCAGAATTATGGATATACTTATGTATTCTCTAGAACCGTTCAAAATTTTGAATCACAATCAAACAGTCAAGCATATGTTCCAGTAGCATTGCCGTTAGCTTGGACACCTACTACAGTTACACAAACCGCAACTGCAACCACCGCAGCTAATAATAGAATTACTGTTAGTGATAGTACTGGATTTACGGTTGGTGATCCTGTAGTATTCTCGGGTACTATCATATCTGCCGGCGCGATCTCACAGAATACAGTATATTATGTATTGGCTAAACCAACATCAACTACATTCACTATCTCAACTACACGTAATGGTAGTGTGATACAATTATCCGATGATACGGGTACCATGACAGTAACAGTGCAGACAACTCCGTTGTTTGTTGAAATTAACGGAACTTCACTTGCAGATAATTATTACGCTGTGATTGGTTCTATATTAAACATCTATAGTGGAGCAACACCTACATTAAATGCAGGTGACATAATAAATGTAAGTGGTTCTAACTTTGTGTTAGCACAAACACTGACCAATGAAGAAACCCCAAGAGTTGGCGTACAATTTGGTTTAAGCACTGATACTAATACATTTGCAAATGAAATATTAGTTGGAGCTCCTTTTGAATTAAGTGCAGAGAACTACGAAGGTGCTGTTCATAGATACACCAATGGTGGCGAAAGATATGGTACTATCCTTGGCACAACTGCATGTAATATAACTACTCCTAGAACTATTCTATTGAATGGGTACAAAGTTGTGTTACCGATTGGCAATGCAGCAACTGTAGCATCAAGTATTAACTTGTTAAGTCTTACTAACATTCAAGCAAGCGCAGTAAACGGTAACTTAGTAATATCACTAATCAATGTTGATTTGGGTATTGCAGGTAACAAACTAACACTAACTCTATTAGATACAGCTACATTAGGTGAAATGGGAGTCGTATTATACAAGCAAACACAAAAGGTAGCTTGCCCTCACGTACAAGGTCGTACTCAATTTGGTACTGTAGTAAAATTTGATAAGTCTAATTCTGGTTCATTTATAGCAAGTGCTCCAGTTGGAACTAGATATTCTAGTACAACATTTGACTTCTTTGACGATGAAATAGATAATGACACAGTTTTTGATAACAACGCCACCCAATGGGTTGACACATTTACTAACGCAGGTGCAGTGTACATGTTTGACTATTTGGCATTGTACAATGAAAATATAAATAATCCTGGACAATTTGTATATGCTCAAAGTACAAATGCTCAAGACTTGGATTATGGCGCACAACCATATTATGGCTCTGCACTAGATTTTAACAACAATAGAGTTACTATTGGTACACCAAACTTTGTTCCAACTGTAGATGCTAATAACACCCTTGGGCAAGTTGTTACTTATGTAAGTACAGCAGGTACTCCAGATTGGGCAGTATATAGAAATTCTTCACCAATTGTTGATGTTAACGGAATATTCAACATTCAATTGTTTAGTGCAACCACTAATCAAACCTTAGCAAACTTAGATTACATTGATCCTCTACAAGGAAAACTATTAGGGGCAGTATCAGAAAATATTGATGTGGTTTCAAACAATGACCCAGCCGCATACAATTCAGCAGGGTCTACTCAAGGTGGAAAAGTTTGGGCAGCAGATAAAGTAGGTAGTCTTTGGTTTGATACATCAAACACTCGCTTTATGAACTATCATCAAAATGATGTAGAATATAATAGCCAATATTGGGGTAGAGTATTTCCTGGAAGTAACGTAACAGTTTATTCTTGGATTGCAAGCCAATCAATACCTTCACAGTATGCAGGCACCGGAACACCATATGATGTTAACAGTTATTCTATTCGTGGAATAATTAATGCAGAAGGTTTGATAACACCAATTTATTATTACTGGGTAAGAAATACAAATATTGTATTTTCATCAGTAGGTAAAACATTAGCAGATAGTACACTTGAATCTTATATTTCACAACCACAGCAAACTGGTATCAGTTACTTTACCTCACTGTTACCTAGTGTATTTGGATTATACAACTGTGCTGAGTATATTAACGCAAAAGATACTGTATTGCACATTGGCTATTCAGAAACCACCAATGATGATGTGGCGCATAATCAATATAGTTTGATTCGTGATGGTTATCCTGACGATTTCTTAAGTGGTATCCCTGGCTCAGGCGCAGCATATCAAAATCACGCAGCAGTGGGCATAACAGAACCTATTGGTTTATACAATAGAATGCTAGACAGCATGTGCGGGGTTGACAACGCCGGCGGAGTTGTGCCCGATCCATTACTACCTAAAGCGGTACAAACCGGCATACTAGCTAGACCAAGACAAGGTTTCTTCTATAATAGATTTGGCGCCCTAGCAAACTACTTACAGTACGCTAATACAGTGTTGGCACAGTTCCCCATCAATGAGTTAAGAAATCCTAAATTCTTATATAGAACAGGTGAATTCTTTGATACTACTAAGTATTGGAATACTATTAATTGGTGGGCAATTGGTTATAATGATAATACTAAATCATCAATACAAGTTCCTATATATGCAGATTTGTCTACACTAAATGTACCCAATGGTACTATTGTAACAGTCGCATCAAATGGTGCAGGTAATGCAGAGACTTACATTTATTCTGGCGCCGGCATCTGGACTAGAATTGGATTGGCTAACGGTACTATTGAATTTAGTAGTAAACTATGGGACTATACTGAAGCTCAGTTAGGATTTGGGGATAACTTCTTTGATACTACCCCATATGATGAATATCCATCAGAAGAAACACGTTATATTATCCGTGCATTAAATGAAGAAATTTACACTAACGAATTATTAATCTTTAGAAACAAGAGCTTGATATTACTATTTGAATATATTCAAAGTGAAACTATTGAAAGTCAAAACTATCTAACATGGTTAAACAAAACATCATTCATAGATGTATCTCACACCATTCGTGAATTGCTTCCTTTAGAAGTGTTCCGTTCTGATAATCAATTATTCTTAGAAGGATACTTGAATGAAGTCAAGCCATATCATGTAGTAATCAAAGAATTTATCTTTAGGTATACTCGCACTGACATATTTGAAGGAGATATAACCGACTTTGATTTGCCGGCTCAGTACAATTCAACAATAGAACA